GTAGCCCCCACCGACGCCCCGTTGATCGTCCCCCCCGTAATGTTTGCGAGGGTTTGGAAGTCCAGCAGCGCTTGTCGCACCAATCGGAGTTCGACCAGGTCCCCCACAGAAAACGCCAACGCCGTTGAGCCGTCTCGCGCCCGCACAATGGTGAACGTGTCAACCGTGCGGGCGGTGACCTGCACATACTCTTTAGCGTTGGTCGAGTTGTTGACCAGCGTGCAGTAAAAATAATCGCCCGCCCCCAGCACGGGAAAGAGAGCCCCCGTTCCCGCCGTAACCGACAACGATAAATCCCCTGCGAGGATACCCGCAATCAATCGGCTCTTGGCGTTGTTTGCGAACAGCTGGGGCATTACGCGATCCTCGGGATTTCGACGTTGAGCGTGCGCTGCACGAAGTTATTTTCGACCCGGGCCTTTGCAACGAAGCATGCGTTTCGAAATTTACGCCCGTAGAAGTCGCCCATCTTAACATCCAACCACGCCTTACCCGGGATGGTCAGCAAGCGCGTCAGCGCCCCGTATAGGAGGGTCTCCTCATTATCCGTAAACACGTCGTCGTCAACCCCCGTCGAAGTGGCGGTGGGCGTGACAGAGGCGTGCACCTGCAAGAGGCCGACCCCCGCATCCGCCGCACTTGGTACGGGGAGAAGCCGAAGCGTACGAGAGTTTGGAAGGTCGTACACCCGGGGGGTATTTGGATTGGAAACGTCCGGTTGTTCCGTCAGGGATACGATCCTGTCCTGGGTACGCATGTTCGGGAGGACCGCGCCTTTATACCGGACCACCAGCGGCATCCGCACATTCGCCCCCGTTACCCCCGTCGCCAGCGTGTAATCGAACGTCAGCGCGACCACAGTAACGGGGGGCAGGTCGATTCGCCACGCTGTTGACAGGTTGCAAAACTCAGTGGCCGCTTGCTGGATCGCCATGTTGACCAGCGGGGTGGGGCACCCCGTCACGTGCACCTGCACCCGCGCAGTCAGGCTCGTGAAAAGACGTATCACGGGTAGGTACCTTTCGGCAGCGCCGCAGCCTCTCCGTCCGTCAACTGCCGAAGCTGCAAGTTAGTTCCGAGCACGCTATTGAACATGTCGAGGAAGAACTTCGCCCTTCCCGTGTTGATATGCTCGTCGTCCACGGACTGGGTCAGGGCCACCGTGATCGCCACCACCGCCCCGGCGAACCCATCTTGACACGGGATGGGCGAACTTACGAGTGCGAGGTGGGGCGAGGCCACATACTGGACCAACACCGCCTGCCCGCCAGGGGCGGGAGGGTATATAAAGAAGCGGACTTCAGACCGGGGATGCCGCATCCACAACTGCGCAGGCCCTGCCGCATCCACAGGCCAGGAGGGGGTCATCTGATCCATGGTCTGCCGGTCACCCTCAGTGAGGGCGTTCCCCCCGGTAACCCGCAGCACTTCCATGACGCGTATGCAGTCCACAGGAGCCGACTGCATCACCGCCCCCGCAGTAGTGGGCACATCCACGAACACGTCGAACAGGTCCGGACGCACCAGCGCCATTAGCTTCAGTCCGTTATTCAGGAGCTGAAGCAGTGTTGGGTCGGTGTACCGGAAAGATATAGACGACGTGTCGTTGATCAGGACCCGAACATCAGCGAGGACATCACTCCCCGTTAGAGGCATCGCTACCGCCCGGAGGGATTTCTTCGTCTGGCGGGATTTCTTCGCCGAGCAATCCAACCATCAGGTCCGCCGTCGCCCCCTCGGTAACGGGAACTATATCCGTCCCATCCTGGGCGCACTCAGCGAACCCCAGCCCGGCGGCAAGCAGGGTTGGGTCGTAAAAACAGATCACCCCGTTCTGATTTCGCATGTAACGTGTGAGCAGCTGGTCCATACACACTCCTTTCAACGCGTGCCCCCGAGGGGGCACCCGGGTTAGCCGAAGCAGACGACGGCCAGCTTGACTTTGATGATGCAGTCGATCAGGGAGTTGGCCACCGCCACCTGGAGACGCACCTTGTTGGCGGCGACGTACGACTGACCTGCAAGGCCTGCGTCCGCAGTAGCCACTTGGACCCTGCCGAGCGCTGCGGCGGAAGTCGCCCCCTGGAATCGCGTAGCAGAACCGGTGTCCCCCAGGGAGAACGACGCAGCGACGCTGTTGATTTTGACGACCTCGGCGTACACCGCCAGCACTTGGGTGTTGGCGGGAATATCCGCGATGTCGATGTTGTCCGTGCCGGAGAACAGGAGGGGGCGCCGGATGGCCTCGTACAGGCAGTCGATGATCTGAAACCTGGGGAACGAGGGTTCGTCCAGACCGCCAAGCGAGACGGACGGCATACCGCTGAGAAGGGTGGTAAACAGGGCCATGATGTTATCCTTAAAAAATTGTCCACGTTCCGCATCCTGCCCCCGCAGGGGCAGGCTACGCGGGGTTACTGGAAGGCGTAGAGGCGTGCGAGGGTCAGACCGTTGGTGATTTGGAAGCCGTAAACCTGAAGGCCCCGGATGATAGTGCCGAAAGTGGACTCCGCCCGCAGGCTCTCCATCTCCGTCATCTGGGTGGCGAAGGTCAAACCCATCTTGTGCCCACAGAATATGTGGAAGCACCTCAGTGAGCTGTCAAGCTGGGAGGGCACCTGATTGGACATGTAGATCATGAACCGATCAACCATGCCGATCCGTCCGTTGCGGGCGATGGACTGACCATCCCCAGCCAACGAAGCATCTTTCAGGTCGGACTTTTTGATCATCCCACAAGCCCAGGCGGGGAGGATCAGCCACCGGTTGTCCTCAGGGACGTTCTGTTCGTCCAGCACCACGCCGAGGTTGATGATGAAGTCCAGGACGTTGACCTTGGTCAACTGTACCGGGGCTCCAACCGCGCCGAGGTTGATGTTGCCCGAAATGCGCCCCGCCGTTGCGCCGACGTTCGCCGCGACCAGGTTCGCAGTTTGCGCGCCGAAGGCAATCGCCTCCAGCAAGGCGCGGTCCATTTTCATTTTCATGCGGGTCGACGCGTCTTTCGACCACGTGTCGAGCAGGTTGATGTCGGACTGCAACTTGTCGACGTCGTCCTCGACGCAGGAGAAGTAATCCCCTTGGTCGATGGTGAGCGTCAACGACGCCTTGTTGGGGCGTTCCAGGACCAAGTTCTGTCCCTTTTGGTACGAACGAATGGTGATATCCGGCGTGGTACGGATGAACACCCGATTCCCCATGCCCTTGATTTCGCCTTCATAATCGGTGTTGGCGATGGACCCGAAAATAGTCGCGTCGTACAGGTTTTGCACGAGCTTGGCCGACCAGATTTCGGGGATGAACTTGCCGATGCCCGCAGACGAATAGTCAACGGCGCCAGATTGCAGTGGGAGAGACATTTGTAAATACTCCTACGAGGAAGTTAGTTTCGATACCGGCCAGTGTTCATGGCGGCAATGAGTTCGGTTTCGAGCTGCTTGAACTCGGCATCTTTCCCCTTGTACCGCCCTTCGCGTTGATCCGCGTAGAGCTTGTTCAAGTCGGCCTTCGAGTACACCCGCCCCTGCTGGGCGTTCAGTACAGGCGTGGGGGAAACTTTGCGCACCCCAGGTCCAGCCTGGGAAGCGAGTTCTGTAGCAGCAAGACTTGAAGCGGACGCACCCCCAGCCGGGGGAGAGGCACCTGTGTACGCGTTGAAAATGCTAACCACGCGATTCACGTCCAGAGAGCGCCTTGCATCATCCAGAAGGGCCTGCTTGGGCATTCCGGAGAGCGGGTCAGGAATCCGAAGCCATCCATGGAAGTCGGTAGTCGCGTTGATCTGCTGCCAATCTGGCACGCGCCCTGCGACCGCCTCGAAAAATCGTTCCTCGGCGGTTTGCACCGTCCGGTTGGTGAGTTGGGTAACCTGATTGTTCAAGTTGCCCACCACAGGAGCGATATTCCGAAACTGCTGAACCTCCGACACAAGCGGCGCGATCAGGCGCTGCACGAGCGGAGCAATCCAACGTTCCATCATGGTGAAGAACTCCGGGGTGTACTCCTCGATTTCCCCCGCAGACAGAATGGTCGGCGCTGCCCCGGTTTGAACAGGGGGTGCCGCTGCTGACTGCGTTTGTGCGCTGGTGAAAGCCACGCGCATCGATTCCATCTGGTGAATATTGTCCCGATGGCGCTCATTGAGCGAGTTGTACATACCCTGGAGAGACCGATACTGCTGTTTTAGCAGCTCGACATCTTCGGCATTCCCCTGCCCCGCAACCGGCTGGCCTGCCGCCGCTTGCTGAAATCCAGGTACGGAAGCTGCGGCGGAGCTTTCATCGACAGCAACAAGGGCTTCGTCGGCACCAGGTGCCGCGCTCCCGTTTAGCTGCGCGATAATCGCATTTGCTTGGTCAACTTTCAATTGTGCCTGGGCTGGGAGAGTCACTGCAAGTACCTCGTCGGTTTAAACCTCGTAGGTTATAGGATGCCCCTTACGGGGCGTTTTTTGCCGTGTCCAACACGGCGATCAACTCTTTGAGCGCAAGCGCTTGACCTCGGGTGACATCGTTGGCACCCTGCTCAAGGTTGTCTCTGTACTTTTCGCGGACATCCCGCAGCCACGTCACAAACTCAGGGTACTGCTGAGCAATGCCCTTGAAACTGCGATGGAGTTGCGCGGGAGCTTGCATGGTCGGCCCTTACTGCTGTCGGATGACTTCGAAGTTATAAACCCCGGCACCGGGGACCACCCCCGCCCCCGTAGGGTTCACAAACCTCAAAGTCAGGGTGTTGGCTGCGCTGCATCGCGCTCCCACCAGCCCCGTGGCGTTGCCGGTGTTGTAATCCAGGATTGCGATCCGGTCGGTCGTCAGGAGCCCCGCAACCGTGAAGTCCTGCTCGGCCACCGTCGCCGTGGCCACGCTGACGGGCGTCAGCGTCAGCCCGAGAAGCCCGCCTTGGGCGGGAGTAGCAACCGGTTGCCCGAGGCGCTGGCCAATGGAAACTTGTTCAAAACGCATATCCGATACCTCCGAAAGTTATTTGCACACTACACAACAAAAGTTAGTTCGTCAAGCGGTTCCGACTGAAGCGCCTTGGTCCATGGTCGCCGCTGCCGGACGCCCGCTGGGTTTGGCTTGAGA